CATGATAGCACCTCCATTGATATTTTATTGTGAAGAACTTGTCTATCTCTCTACTGTATATACTATCAAACACTAGGTAGCATGTAAAGTAATTTAAAAAGATAACTGTTGATAACTTACTTGACGCAAAGTGTTATAATATAGTCTATTGACATATATAATATAATATGTTGTAATATATACTATACGCATACTATATTGACATAATAACTATAATATGTTATCATATATTTATATGAGAAGAGCTAAAACTATTTTAGAAAAAAAGCATATATCTATTGCTCAAAAGTACCCTAACATTGCAAAAGTTGCTTATACAGTACAAGATAAACTCGCAAAAGGTGAAAAGATAAATAAAAGAGCTATTGCGGTAAGTGCTGGGTACTCGATAGCGTCAGCGAAGAGCAGCAAGCCTTTTACTAGTAAAGCATATCAGCAAATAAATCAAATTGCTATTGATAAAATGCTCATTATAAGAGATAAAGCACTAGAAAATATAAATAAAAGGAATCTGGCAAAAGAATCACTCTATGATGTAGTAAATGTTAGCAAGTTGATGACCCATGACACCCAGTTATTACAAGGAAAAGCGACAGAAAATAACAACGTAGTACCTCAGGTTATTGTATTTGGCTCTAATGACTTCCTCGCATTACAAATGGCTAAGAATAAAGAGATTAAAGAGGCTCATTATAAAGAGATAGAGGGAAAGGAAGCAACGGAGTAGCACTGTCGCACAACATATATTGTGCGACATCAATAATATAACTATATATATAGCCATTATATAAGAACTGTAAAAAGTAATAGTCTATATTATAACATAGAGTTGCTATCGTTGTATACTTCGTGTTGTAATAGACCTTGACGGCATGGCTTTTTATATGCACTATAAAGAAGACTATAAAAAATGGAGAGTATAATATAGTTGACAGGTTGTCAAGAATATGTTAGAGAATATAAAACACGATTTTCGATTAGATTGTGCGGTGTGTTAAACCCTGTATCGGAATATTATCCATATACCCAGCCGTAGTAGTTTTTTCTCACGTAGCATCCATTTTACCCCAAGGGTGGGGGTACTATCCAAATAAGCTATACTTGATTTTAATTTTTTCACGAAAAAGGCTTGACAATTAAGCTATAGTATGATATACTAGTTGTGCTTATAAATCAAGCGTAATATAGTTCTCTTTGAAGACAGCACCGAAAGGTGTTGTTTTCTTTTGACTTGCTTTTTAAAAATATATATGTTATAATGTTTATGTTCGTATATTACGTCTGACAATTTGAAGAACCATGCTATCAGGACATTCATGGAAAGAACTATGCCTGCAAAATTTGCGTATTGATAAGTCGTTTGACTTACTATAAAGTGTTCGCTCTGTCTACGCCTGACAACGAACGACCTGTTCAATACATAAATTAATATAAGTTGTTTACGAGTTTAACAGGATTTGTAAAATTTACTTAATTCTTCAATAAATAAGCCATTTAAAGACAATCACTGGTAACAGGGATATAGAGGCGTATTGTCTAATCTTGTCTTGACTTTCTACTTAATTATGTTATAATGCAACTATGATATGTCCTCGTAATTTTGATTCTCCTGGTAAACATCAATTACAAGTATTTCAGAATCCTGCTAGGTTTAAGGTTTTGGTATGGCACAGGAAAGCTTGGAAAACTACTACTGCATGGTGTGAGATTTTACGTTGGGCTAGTGCTATCAAAGGTACTTACTGGTTTGTCTCTCCTTTCTTATCACAGTCTAAAAAGATTATCTGGCAAGACCCAGAGATGGGTGCTAGATATTGTCCTCCAGAGATTTGGGATAAAAGGAATAACTCTGAAAACTATATTACCTTTCCTAATGGTAGTGTTGTTTACGTTATGGGAGCTGATAATCCCGATTCTCTTAGAGGTCCTAACCCTCGTGGAGTTGTTTTAGATGAATTTGATGACATGAGACCAGAAGTATGGTCTGCTATTATTCAACCTATTATGATTTCTAATCCTAATGCTTGGTGTTGGTTTACTGGTACTCCTAAAGGTAGACGTGGATTGTTTGAAAAGCATCAGTTTGCTTTACAACAAATGGAAGATAAAGGAGATAAGTCTGAATGGTTTACTATGGTAATGAAAGCTAGTGAATCTGGTATTATATCAACAGAGTCTTTAGAACAAGCTAGACTTACTACTACAGAGGACTTCTATAAACAGGAGATGGAATGTGAGTTCCTTGATGGAGCTGGTGTTTACTTTAAAGGAGTTGATAATTGTTTATATAATCCTAGAGAAGTTGAAACTAGACCTAACTCTAAGAAGAGATATAATATAGGAATAGACTGGGCTAAAGTAAATGACTATACAGTGATTACTCCTTTTGACTTATCAGAATTTAGAGTATTACCACAAGAGAGATTTAATCAGATAGATTATAACTTACAGAAAGCTAAAGCAGAAGCGGCGTTTCTTAGATACAACAAAGCTAAAGTTCGTATGGATTCTACTGGTGTAGGTTCTCCTATCTATGATGACTTGTATGATAAGATTCCTGGTATAGAACCGTATCAATTTACTGAAACATCTAGGCGTGAACTATTAGAAAATCTAAAGATACTAATAGAACAACAAAAGATTAGTATTCCTAATGACACTATTCTTATTAATGAGTTAAAGTCTTTCCAATATATTCTTGGAGAACGTGGTAAAACTAAAATAGAAGTACCTAGCGGAGTACATGACGATACTGTCTTTTCTCTTGCTCTTGCTGTCTGGGGATTACCTAAACAAAAGATAGATTACAAATATAATGAGGAGAAAAATTTGTTAAAGGAATTTGACTTTTATAGAAATATGAAGAATAGAAAGAGAAAAAGATAACCTTGCTTTTTTATTAATAGTATGTTATAATATTATCGCATATTATACTAAACATTTTAATGTTTTACTAGCTTAAATTTAACTAAATGTCTGACACAACAACAGCTGATGATAAACTAAATAGTGATTATAAACTATTCACTCCTAGTGTAGAAGAAAGCAAGACTATTAATTTAATACTTGCTGATTATATTAAAGCTCGTAATGTACAACAAAAAGGTTATAACCAATTTAATGGTAGAACTCTTTATGATTGTATAGACGATTGGACAAAGAGATGGAATGGATATGTTCCAGAAGCATCTCCTTTACTTGATATTACACAGTCAAGAATCTTTTTGAATTATACTAGAAATACCATTATCTCTTATCTTTCACAGGTTGCTATGTCTCCTGCTAAATCAAAGATTATTGCTATCAATAAGAAAACTAATATTGATAATAAAAGATTTGCTGAGCTTGTAGATGACCTAAGAGATTATTCTGAAATAAATGAGAATGGTGATTCTAAATTCTTAGAGACTGTTCTTGAAGCTACTACAAAAGGTACTGCTGTTATTTATGAAGGTTACATGAAAGTTGAACAGAAACTTGACTTACCTGTTTCATTCGATGCAGTTACTGGAGAACTAAAAACAAAGAAAGAAAAGAAAGTTATCTATGATGATTGTTATAGAGAGATAGTTCCTATTGAAGATTTTTTTATTGCAAACGCATATCAACCAAATATACAAAAGCAACCTTTTATTATTTGGAGAAAGATGACTACATATTCAGAAGCTAAAGAAGAATTTGGACATTATAAAAACTTTGAGTGTGTTAAACCAGGTTCTTATGCTATTGCAGCAGACCCATCAACATTTTATAGAAATCAACTTACTACAGACTTAGGAATAAATGGAGTTGAGATATTAAAATATTATAACAGAATGAAGAATCAACACACTATTTTAATTAATGGTGTTCCTATATTTGATGGTTCTATTCCTTTTAAAGATGGACATTATCCATTTGCTAAATATATTTATGAACCATTTGGAAATGATTTCTTCTGGGGTGCAGGTTTTCCAAATAAGATTCAAGGTGAACAAGATTTGAAGAATATGATAATGAATATGATGGTTGATAAAACTACAGGTTCACTTCTTCCTTTTGGTCTTACATCTGATTTAGATGATTTGATTGAAGATGATACACTAGAATTAAATAAAATAAGAAAAGTTGGAGATATAAATAAATGGAGATTTGAAACTCTACCAGGTGTTTCTTCTTCTGAAGTTACAATGCTTCAAATGATTGAAAAGGAACTTGCTAATAACTCTGGAGATGTTTCAGGTGGTGGTAATTCTTCTTCTCCTCGTGGTGGAAAACTTCCAGCTAGACAAATACTATTACAGAAACAACAAGCTATGCAAAGAATGGGTTTCTCTCTTGGATTCTTAGAAGATGGAGAAAGAGACAGAACGGAACTTCGTATTTCACACATATTACAATTCTATTCAATTCCAAAGATTGAATCTATTACTGGTAAAGGAAAAGATATACAAAAGATTATGTATCGTGATATTGTTTTGTCAAACAAGAAACTATCTGATGGACAAATGGGTAATAAAATAATTAAACTTGTTAATAAACCAACTAAAGCAGAAAGAGCTAAACTATCAGACCAACTATCAGTAACAGAAACTATGGGTGAAGAGAAAGGAATACCAACAGAAGCAGTTGCTATGGATGTTTCAATGTTCTGGGATTATAACTTAGATGTACAAGTTATTAAGAACTCTTCTTATGAGAAGAACCAAGCTCTTGACCAAGCAAGTAGAATGGAATTTGCTAACTGGAGATTTGGACTTGCACAAGTAG